CTTAGGGAAGTTCAGTACCTATCCAAGATAAGGCAAGACGAAATTATCAACTCATACAAAGCAACAAAGCATCTTAATGCTCGAAAACCAAAAGGCACCGAAGACTCTGACGAATAGGCTTATATACGTCCATGTCACAATGGCGTTATCAAGACAAACCCGTGGACGAAATACCCGATGAATACGAAGGCTTCGTCTACTTGATAACGAATCTCACCAACGGGCGCAAATACATAGGCAAAAAACTAGCCAAATTTAAAACTTCAAAACCACCTCTCAAAGGCAAAAAGAATAGAAGACGCGGATACAAAGAATCTGACTGGAGAGACTACTGGAGTAGTTCCGACAAATTACAGGCAGACGTTGAAGAATTAGGCCAAGAAAATTTCTCAAGAGAAATACTCTACTTCTGTACTTCAAGAGCAGAAATGAGTTATCGGCGCATGAAAGACTGCGTTTGGATTCTGACGTGTCCACGTGAGAAGTATACGAAAGGCTTCAAAAGATTAGGTGCTCTGAGAAAAAGCAACACCACGGTAAGTGATTTCGCTTGACAGGGATACACTGCCGCCCGTTGATATGACGAATCTGGAGTAAGGGGTACAGGTCAACCGCCTCTGCTGCTGTAATAGCAAATCTCCTGTGTCAAGTATGGCTGACTCTACTCAGATGATGTTCTAGCCGTATATTCGCCCTTAACGGGCGAATTATGACCTCACTATCTAGATGATATTAAGAAACAGCACTTCGTGCTGCTTTAGATGTAATGTATATTGTGCAGCAATTGTTCACTTCAAAGAAGACAATTGTAGTTTGAGCGATAGCGAAAACTAATATCTACGAAGTAGATATTCAAACGAATAACTAAATATTACAATATAGTGCATTCCGGAGCATCAAGATGAAGATATATGATATTGTTAGGGAAGATTCTGATCTAGAAGAAGCACCTGTTGGTGCCCTCAAGCGAGCAGGACAAGCTATTGCTGGTAAGGTTAGTAAAACTGCTGCTGCTAAGGGTGAATCTTCCAAGGAAGCTAACCAAACATTCAAAGATTTAAAAATCTGGGCAGCAAGAGGAGATCTTGACCTAAAAAATCTGCCAGTAGACAAGTTTAAGAGCTTTATGCAGCAGAAAGGCTACGACAAACAATTAGATCAACAGCTCGGCAAATTTACAGATCCTAATGACTCTGAGTCTACACTTGGCAAAAAACAGATAGAACAGATTGTGTTAGCTCAAACCAAAGATGCTGCAACTGACGGCGGCAATGTGCAGAAAGGCAAATATGCTCAGAAAGGCAGCGCTGGCAAGAAAAGCAGTTCTGGGTCAAAGGGTGCCAGTGCTGATCTCAAAAAAGTAGCACAAGCAGTTAAAAAACTGTCTGACAAAGAAAAACAACAGCTTGCCAAATTGTTATAATGAACGTTTTTGAGATAGTATCTGATAACTGCAAGTCAAAAAATTATCTAGCAGAAAGCTGGAATATTCTTACAGAACAGCAGAGATCCGTTCTCAGAGAATGTGAACAAGAATTATGGCCGCTCATGGAAGAGCTGGTTTCTCTATTTGAATCAAGACTGCGTCCAGAAGCTATAGAAAAACTTTTTACTGCCGCAGAAGAACAGAGTCAAGGCAAACTCACCGGTGCTGGAAAAGCTGTTAAAGGCACAAAAGATGCTGCGAAGCTGGGCTCAGACACAATTAAGAAAATCAATGCAAAGATAAACGAGCTAGGTAAAAAACTGCAAGACACAGAACCTGTTCAAAATTTTGACAGCCAATTCGAAAAACTAAAACAGGATATCAAGCAGAAGGCAGGCGACGACAGTAAAATAATCAAGCAGGTAGAAAAATACGGAGATTGGGCAAAACAAAATCCTGGCAAAACTGCGTTTGTGATAGGTGTTTTAACTGCTGCCGCTGCGTTTGCAGGTGGTCCTGCAGGCGGTGCTGCTGTGGGCTTTTTACTGCGTTCTGCAAACGAAATGACGAAAGGTGAGAAAGCATCTTCTGCTGCTGGTAAAGCAGCTAAGACTGCTGCGGTAGGTGCTCTTGCTGGTGTTGCAGCAGCAAATGTAAGCTCTGCTGTTACTGATGCAGTAGCAGAAATGGGAGTAAATGAAATTGACGCTGCTCGTGAAGCATTTACACAGGCCAATCTCGAAGACGTAATGGCAGACGTTGAATCCACATACGGAGATGTAATTCCGAATGAGATAGAAGATTACAGGAAGCTGAAAGGCAGCGTTTCTCTCAACAGTTTTTCCTATGATTTTGATGTTTACATGTCGCCCGAACAGGTGCAAGAATATCAGTCGCTATCAGATGCTTGGCAGTCTGCAGAACTAGGAACCACAGAAAATCGAGAAGCGTTTTTGAAAGTTGTTGATTTTGTCGAAGGCGTTGCAGATGATCCTGAACAAAGCACTCTAAGACAGTATTTTGCAGCTCTTGAAGCAGCTCAGGATGCAGGATTAACCACAGAACAAGTGAATCAGCTCTCGGGAAACTTGAACGATCTAGCTGATCAAATAGACGCAATGAGCGAAGCAGAACCCAAGATAGCCGCCGCAGTTCAAGCCGCAGCACAACAGGCAGACGAAATCAAAAAACAGGAACCTGAAGTTTCTGAATCTATACACGAAGATCTTAAAAGCAAAATCAAAGGTGCTGCCGGTAATGTGAAAAAACAGGCTACACAGGCTGTTACAAAACAGAAACTAATGAAAGCATGGCAGAAACAGGGTAAACCTCTTGATTACGGCTCTATAATTAATATTATGCAGTCTGTGGGATTGAAAAAAGACGAGATTGAAAAAGTTGCTCAATCCGCAAAAGTAGAACTTCCTATGAGAAGTCAGGATAAAAATATCAAGCCTGGTCAAACTGTGCAGGGCCCAGACGGCGAATCTTATAACTGGAAAGGCGCACAATGGGTGAATGATAAAACAGGCAGAGTTTCTCGAAAAGACCTTGCTCAACAGCTTTCACAAACTGCAAAATCTGATAGATCTTCAAGTGTAGGAACAAGCACCGATCTAGAAAAACTAGCACAACAAATCAAGCAGGCAGGATTAACAGATAGAGTAAAACAATATCTAGCTTCTTAGAAGAACGGCATTCCAGTTTTTTTGGTTGTTTCTATATTCTCTTGAATAAGACCGTTGATAATATCTCGCTCTTCAGAACTCAGTGCCCACGCATCGTCTATTGTTACAGATCCTCTCATATACCAACACAGCTTTAGTAGATTTTCTTTGATCTGTTTTACTTCATTATCGAGGATCCTAGTCTCTTCAATTATTTCATCCACACTGAGAGACAGGATCCTCATTCGAAAAAATTTGATTGATCAAACGCAATTGGCACTTCAAATGTTTCAGGTACACCTTTTTCAATTTCTTCTGGAGTAGCTTGTACCTGCATAGGTTTAACCGAAAACTTCTGTCGCTGTTCTTCGACATGGTCAGTGACCTTTTCAAACATAGTTTTGTCAGCATTCTCGACAAATTCTTTTATGAATTTAGGATCAGTTACAACACCTTCCTGCGTATCTATTTGAGCAATACTGTTTTCTAGAGTAAAAATTGTAAGCTCAGTGAGTTTTCTAAAACTTGCATTGAAAGTTTCTAGTTTTTTGGATTCAGGAATTTCCTGATTTGTTACAGCGTTGAAAATTCTCTGTTCTTCAAAAGTCTTCAAAGAAGTTTCTGTAAATTCTTTGTAATTGAGAGGGCGTAAGTGAATTTGCAGTTCTGGAAGCTGAACAACGTCGTCATAGGTTTGACCGTATAACTGATCAAGTGCTTCTCTAAGATTAACGTCATATTCTTTGTCTTCGCCTGTAACAGGCACTTTGATATTTACTGGCATAGTTTCGCCATAGGTTGCAATTCTTATTGCAATCAATATTGCATCAAGATCAATCAAAGGTATATGCCATGCATTCTTGATGCTAGGAACACAGCTTTGTATCACGGTTGTAGTAGTCTCACCGTTTAACAGCGCGTCAGGAGTTTTGATCATTATCTCGTCTCTAGCAGTCATAGGATAAACAGGCAGTTCACCTGACTCAGGTATCTCGATGCTGTTTTCCGGATAATACCTTCCCTCACTGGGCAGTTGTAGATAGATCTTTGGTTGTCGAAAATATTTCTGTAGTGGATTTTCCTGACTGTTTTGCATGGTTCTGACTCCTGATAAATAGTGTACCAACTGCTGTATCAGTTATTTATATGAGCATTTAAAGGACCAGAATCGAAGTGGACGAAGTTGAAATTACCAATGTGGGTGGAAAGAACGGCGTAGCATCCGAAGTTACGCTTGTAAAATTACAGTCTGCAATCGAAAATCTCGCAGCTAAAAAAGGTGTTGATTCTAAAGCTGCGAACGAAGGCTTAAAAGAACTGTATAAAAGTCTAGGCTTAAGTGACAAGGAAATCAAAAAAGAGCTTGAAGCTAGAGGCGAATCTACAGACGCACTAGACGAACACACTGATGCTTTAGGTAAAGCCACTAGCGGACTAATGAGCTTAGGCGGAGCAATTATAGGCTCTGGAATAGACAGTATTAAAGGTCTGTCAAGAGAAATAATTTCAGGCTCTAACAATCTATCTGACTTTGCTCAACACATTCCGTTAGTAGGCGGCGGGCTGTCTATGCTAACTGGAATTTTAGATAATTCGTATAATGCACTCAATAATATGGCTACAAGCGGTGGCGCTTTTGGTTATGAACTAGATAATCTGCGATCCAATGCTGCTAGGGCAGGGCTGTCATTACAGGAATTTTCAGGATTTGTTAACAGTAACTCTGAGCAATTAGCTGCATTTGGAGGTACCGTTACTCAAGGTGCTAGACGCACTAGCCAAATGGTAGATGCTCTGGGTGATCAAAGAGAACAGCTTTTAGGCATGGGTCTTTCGTTTGAAGATATAAACGAACAACTGCAGATGTATCAATATATCAATAGAGCTGGATCTCGCCAAGAAACACGCACAAGAGCAGAACAAGCAGATGCAGCGGCTAGTCTTACTAAAAATATGCTCACACTGTCGAAGTTAACTGGGAAAGATGTAAAACAGATGCAAGAACAGTTAGCTCAGGAACAACAAACCATAGCGTTTCAAAGAGAACTTGCCATGATGCCTGACGAACAGCGTGATAGAATTAATCAAGCAATGGCTGATATTCAACAAACAGGCGGTCAGGCCGCTGTCGAAGCATTCAAAGCAGAATTTTTAGGTTTGCCTCCTGTAACACGACAAGCACAGTTGTGGACAGCAACACAAGGTGAAAATGCACAAGTAATGCAGCAAATGGTTAGGGATGCTCGAAACACAAATCTAACCGAAGAAGAAAGAAATCAGCGGCGTGCAAGCAATTTGGCCAGTATTATAGAAAACACGTTGGATTCTGCAGGCGACATGGATGCTGTTCTCAAAGCTTCTGCTGCTGGTGTCGAAGGCGTCCCTGCAGAAATTGGAGAAATATTCAATCAAAACGCAGAGTTAGCAGGCAAATATATTGGCGAATCTGGTGAATTTTTAAGAGACAAGTTTGAAGATGATTTTGATAGGGGCGTCTTTGACAATATTTCTGATCCTGAGCTGACTGGTTTAGCTGGATTCAAAGACAGCCTGCGAGGTGTAAGACAGAGCCTTACAGACAACTTAATCAACCCGCTGGCTAATCTAGTTGGGCATTCTCTCACAGGGTTTAACGATTTAATGGAAAACTTTGTGCAAAATGGCGGTCTTTCGCGTTTCATGGAAACAATAGGAAATAAACTTGAGGAGTTTGAAACTTGGTTCGGGGGCTGGATGGAAAGGTTTACGCAAGATCCTCAAGCAGCTTGGGAAGACCTTATGGAAAATCATATCAAACCATTTTTTGACAAAGCGATTCAAGGAGTCAAAGACACTATTGGATCTGCATTTAAGGACGCTATTACAAGTCCATCTGTGGTAGGCGCATTAGTTGCTGGTTTCGGCACATTGTTTGCGGCAAAAGCAGTATCTTCGGCCCTTACAAAAGGCATTGCTGGAATGTTTGCAAGAGCCCGAGCAGCCAGAGCAGCTTCTACTGCTGCAAGTTCAACTGCTGGTACTGCAGCAAGATCTGGATCGGCTGGTGCTGCTGCAAACTCCGGAAGAGCTGGCAGATTACTAAAAGGCGGTTTGAGATTAGGTGCAAAAGCTGCACTACCTCTTACTGCAGCATTAGGAGTTTTTGACGCATTTAAAGGAGTCGCAAACGCAGAAGATATATTAGGAATACCTGAAGGAGAGGAAGCGGGATTTGGAGACAAAGCTGCTGCAGCATTTGGAAGTGCATTACAAGGTTTATCTTTCGGCCTAATAAATCAAGAATCAGTTGCACGTGGTTTAACAGGCAGAGATAGCAACGATAACGAAGGCCAACAAGGTAGAGAAACTAGTGACGAAACACCGCAACAGGATCTATCTACTGCACAGGCAGCAGCAACAGTGTCTGATGCCCAGATCGAACGTTTAGAAAAATTGGTAGGATTTGCTCCCCAGGTTAGAATTTTATCGGATGATATACAATCTCTAGAAAAAACATTTAACAGTTTAGATCTCAATTACAGACTAGAGCCTAAATTACAGAATCTATCTGGCTCCATAAGTGGTTTCCAGCAAGAGTTTAACAGTTTAGATCTCAATTACAGAGAAGTTGATAGAACTACACGTTCGCTAGAAAAAATGGCAGAACAACTAGAAGAAATTAATACTCAGTTACAGGGCGGCGAAGACGGTTTTCTAGACAAGATGAATCCATTAAGCGGCAACAACAAAGACGAAACTACAGCAGGTGACGTATTGTCCGGCTCTCAGGTCAGAGATCAAATCAGCCAGGACCTGCCAGTTCAAACTACAACTCTTATCTACCAGATGTATATGTAGGGTCTCCTAACAGAGTAGAACGATATGGCCATTACAACACAATGGATCTTGACTCTGAAGTAAATGCTGCGCTGGATATTCTCGCAGAATTTTGCACGCAACAGAACGATCAAAATGGTACAGCGTTTAGATTTGCGTTCCACAAAGACGCAACAAACTCAGAAGTTCAGATTCTTTCACAATACCTAAAACAGTGGTACAAGCTTAACAAGCTGGAAACCAGAATGTTTAGGTTGGTTCGCAATGCATTCAAGTATGGCGACGAAATCTTTATTAGAGATCCGGAAACCAAAAAGCTGTTTCACGTAGAAGCAGCCAAAATCAAACGCATTATAGTAAATGAATCTGAAGGCAAAACACCCGAACAGTATGTAATCAAAGACATTAACTTTAACTTTGTTGATATGGTTGCAACTACGCCAAGTGAAACTAACGGTAATATCCTCGGCGGCGGGTCAGGCTACCTAGAAGGTGGTGTAAGAGGCATGGTAGGTCAGTATCCTTCACAGGCAGGATCTCGTTTTCAGCTCGAACAAGGCGAAACTGCTGTAGACGCTGATCATGTGCTTCATCTTTCACTGTCAGAAGGCCTAGACTCAAACTATCCTTTCGGCAATTCACTGTTAGAGACGATATTTAAAGTTTATAAACAAAAAGAATTACTTGAGGACGCTATTATAATCTACAGAGTACAGCGTGCTCCAGAACGTAGAGTGTTCTATGTAGACGTTGGCGGCATGCCCACTCACTTGGCAATGCAGTTTGTTGAGCGAGTAAAAACAGAAATCCATCAGAGAAGAATTCCATCTGCCACAGGCGGCGGCACAAATGTCATAGACTCTGCATACAATCCACTTTCAACTAATGAAGACTATTTCTTCCCACAAACCGCTGAGGGAAGAGGATCAAAAGTTGAAACACTGCCAGGCGGCACAAACCTCGGTGAGATAGATGATCTGAGATATTTTACTAACAAACTCGTGCGCGGTCTCCGCATACCTTCTTCTTATCTGCCAACAGGCGCAGAAGACGGTGCTACAAGTTACAATGATGGCAGAGTAGGCACAGCATATATTCAAGAATTGCGCTTCAACACCTACTGTGAAAGACTGCAAGGTTTGTTGATCGAAGGGTTCAACGAAGAATTCAAACGCTACCTTCTAGAAAAAGGTGTAAACATTGACACCAATATGTTTGACCTTGAATTCGAACCGCCACAGAACTTTGCTTCATATAGGCAGGCAGAACTTGATAATTCTCGTGTGCCAACATTTACTCAGATGTCTGCAATTCCTTATATTTCAAATAGATTTGCACTGAAAAGATTCCTTGGCTTAACCGACGAAGAACTTGCGGAAAATGAAAAACTATGGCGCGAGGAAAATGAAGAAACATTAGAAGCTGCGCCTTCAGATGCTTCTGCAGAAATGCGCGACGCAGGCATAAGTTCAGCAGGCCTTGCTAGTGACGAAGCAGGAATAGAAGACGAACTAGAAGGCGGCGAAGGTGACGACGGCGGAGATGCTGAAGCACCAGAAACTGCCACAGACACAGGACTAGGCGGAGAACAAGGCGCTGCACCACCAGAAGGCGGATCTCCCAGCCCCTAGGTAAATACTTGTATGAATTTGAGAGAAATTTTCTACTTTGATCGTCAAACTATGGAACCCAAGCAGGACGACAGATATGATCCTGCATATGATGATTCTATAGTAAGCCTAGACGATGTCAGGAAAAGCCGTCTTACACTTAGACAGATCAATCGAGTAAGAAAAAGTGCAGAAATACATCAGAAAGAAAAAGAACAAGAACTAGACTTTATCAAGCAGATGTACGGTGCGTCAGCTGAGGAAGAAGCCGGCGGCTTGTAATGGCAAAAATTGACAAATCTCAATTTACAAAATCAGAATGGCATCAGATAAGAGAACAAAGGCGCAAACAAAAAAAACAAGTCAAATCTGTAAACTCTTCTGAATTTAACGAAAAACCTCTACCAAAAAAACCTACTTACGTAAATCACAAAACAGCTTTTGTTTTAGGCAACGGTACCAGTAGAAGTCGTATCAACCCTGCTGATATACGTAAATATGGTCCTATCTACGGCTGCAATGCTCTTTACAGAGAATACGCTCCTGATTATCTCGTAGCAGTAGATGTGAAAATGATTTTGGAAATTTCAAAAGCAGGTTACCAAAATCAAAACACAGTATGGACTAATCCTAATAAAAGTTTTTCTAAAATATCAAATCTAAATTATTTTCAACCTTCCAAAGGCTGGAGTTCTGGACCGACTGCGCTATACCTAGCCTGTCAGCACGGATATAAAAAAATCTATATCCTAGGATTTGATTACAAAGGCTTAGAAAACGGGAAAAAAGTCAACAACATCTATGCAGGCACTTGGAATTACAAAAGAAGCAGTGACGGAGCTACCTATTACGGAAATTGGCTTAAACAGACCAAAAAAGTGATATCAGAATACTCAAATATACAGTTTGTAAGAGTAATACAGTCAGATAATTTCTGCCCCGAGGAACTAAATAATTTGACTAATTTGAAGTTTGTAAATAATACTGACAGCCTAGCCTTAGGTACGACAATTTACAGGAGATACAAATGGCCAACCAGAACAAGTTTGAAGAAATGCTAGAGCGTCTTATCAATGAAGATAAGCAGGGCGCCGAAGATCTTTTCCACGAGATTGTGGTAGAGAAATCAAGAGAAATTTATGAAAACCTTCTAGAAAGCGACTACGAAGACGAAGACGAAGACAAAAAAGAAAAAGAAGTTGAAGAAGCCGATCACGACGACGACGAAGATGAAGACAAAGACGACAATAAAATGTCAGAAGACTTTGATCTAGACGAATTCGAAGTTGCTGAAGAAGAGCCGGAAGAAGATCCAATGGCTGCTATGGGCGGCGACGAAACCGACGACCTTGAAATGGATGTAAGCATGGGCGACGGCGAAGGCGAAATGGACAGCGAAGAAGACGGTGAAGTTGAAGATCGTGTTGAAGACCTTGAAGACGCACTAGACGAACTCAAAGCAGAATTTGAAAAAATGATGGCTGACGAGAACGGTGAAGAAGGCGACGATGAAGAAGGCGACATGGATGACATGGAAGAGCCAGAAGGCGACGACGAAGAAGGCAATATGGACGACATGGATGATGCCGGCGAAGAAGAAAAAGAAGGGTTTGATCCAACCGACCAAGTTGCTACAATGCGTGAATACGTAGAAAAAGTTACTGCCAAGATGGGTGACGACGGTGCTAATAAGGAAAGCACAGTTGCTGGCGCAAATGACATGGGCGGAACTGCTGAAAACATTGCTCGTGATGACACAGCAGAAGCAGGCGAAGCTGGTTCAGCAGGCGGTGCAATGAAAGGTTCAAGTCTAAGTGATACTTCACCAAAAGACATGAGCACAGGCAACGTTAATGTTCCTGGCGGCAAAGCTTCCAAGTCAATGCAGAATCAGCCAAAAGGACATGGCGCAGAAAAGAAAGATTCCGGTGAAACAGGCGCAGACGCTAAATCACTATTTGATTCCAAGTAAGGAAAAGAGATAGATGAAGACTCTTACAGAACAATTATCCTATGACCAGGCTGAGATTGTTGTAGAAAATGCCAACGAAGGCAAAGACCTTTATATGAAAGGAATTTGCATTCAAGGTGGTGTGCGCAATGCAAACCAGCGCGTATATCCTGTAAATGAAATTGGCAGGGCTGTCAAAACTCTCAACGATCAAATAACTGGCGGATATAGTGTTCTCGGAGAAGTCGATCATCCAGAAGGACTTACCGTAAACCTAGACCGTGTAAGCCACATGATTACAGAAATGTGGATGGACGGTGATAACGGCTACGGCAAGATGAAGATATTGCCAACCCCTATGGGACAGCTAGTAAAAACAATGCTTGAAAGCGGCGTCAAACTAGGTGTTTCATCTAGGGGTTCAGGCAATGTCAGTGAAGACGGGCGCAACCAAGTAAGTGATTTTGAAATTATTAC